GTAAAAGGCTACGCGCGGCGCGGGCGGTGCGATGTGCGTAAGCTGCACCATGGAAATGTGATCCCCGCCGATGCTCTCAGGCTTGAGCATGAGCGGATTACCAGAATACGTGGTTACTTCCACGACGCGATACGGGTATGTCATAAACTTTTTGAGACGCGCGTACCGTCCGGTAACCCCGTAAGCCTCTCGCCAGTTGTCGAACAGTGCGATTGTGCGAGTGGGAATCTTGCTACCTGTCAACCGCTGCACATTTATCAACCCAAGTGCGTTGACGGTGGAGTGCGAGTAAGCGGGCAGAGTCGTTGTCAGGTTGGGTACCGCCATAATGGAAATGATGCCTTGAGAAACCCAAGGCATATCAGCGATGATATCCATAAACGTTAAGAAGTTGTCAACGGTAGGGAACCAATACAACTCGCAGCCGTTGGGCAATCCCTCAAAATCGCTACCGCGCGCCGTTTTGATAACAGGCTTGTCTACTGTTCCGCCTGATCCCTCAAACGAAATGGTTGTTGCCACGATGATATCGAACGAGTTGTTTGTACTATGGTCACCCATAATATGCGTTGCGGTACCCTCAATCGAGTATTCCCCACCAACGTCAAGCCCCTCGGGGATAGTCAGGAACTCTCTGCCGTTGTCCCGCATCTGATTGACGTTCGCAATACCGATGTGTCCACGTTCGATATAGCAGTTACCAAACGTCACGTTGCGGTTAAACGTCTGCCAAACGTCAAGCTGAATGTGCAAAATTGTGGTGTTCGGTGCGGAATACTCAACATCTTGGATGAAGTAATAGAACGTCCTAGACGTATCGTTCGGTGCAGAATTGGACACACGCAGATAGTTGTACTTATAACAGGAGTTGAACGGGAGGTTGATCTTGACAGGCATCCCTGGCTTTGCGTAGATCATGCGCTCAATGGTGAGTTGCGGTCCCGCATTGTTCAACAGGTAGTCATCAAGCTCTGCCTCGGTAGTGAACTTGACAACGTCCCTGTAATCGCTTGTCCACGGTACGTTGCACAACGACACCGTTGTGCCAGGTTCCCACGTGGCGAGAGTGTGATTCATTAGTACCCCTTATTGATGTGATGAATGAGGCGGCCGGCTCGATGATAAGTATTACCTTTGATCGAGCCGGCCGCCTCTTATGTCATACCTTTGATCAGGTGATTGGGGCTGTCCACGCTGCGCCCCACGTTTCGGGGCCGATCGCACCGTCAACCTGCAAACCCTTTTCCTTCTGAAACAGGATAGCAACCTCGCGCGTGTTCGGGCCATACAACCCATCGACGCTGATTCCCCAACCGCGCGACTTCATCTGAGTCTGCCAAGCTCGCAGAGAGTCGCGGTAGGAGTACCAACCGCTGACTGATTCACGTGGCCCCGACTTGGGACCGAAATACCATCCTGCAGGCAGTGGGAACGGAAGTGCGCGCTGACCTGTCGCGGTGACCACTGCAGGCGGTACCACGTGCGCTACGGGGACTGCGAGCACTGACCCGTTGGCGGTGTCTCTGATGCCCTGCAGTGCGCCGTACAGGTACGGGCCAGGGCATGCCGTTGCAGCGAACTCGCGGTGTCCCCGATAGTTCGATGTGGTGATCGGCCCGAAACCGTGACGCGCGCCAATGTCTGCAACCAACCGCGCGATAGACGCAATAGCAGCGTCCGAGACTCGCCACTCAGGAGCAGCGGTAGAGTTTTGGCACTCAATGGTGATCGAAGGATTATCAGCCGATGGTCCCCCACTCGTCCACGGTCGATATTCCTCGGGGACCTGACCGAGAATGTCCCCGTTATCCAACACTAGGTAAGTGACAGACTTTTTAGTATTCGGATTTGCGAGGGCTGCTCTGCCAGAGTTATTGACACTAGCCCAATGGTGTTGAATGATGCGCGTTACCTTACCGGGACGCTTATTGAACTTATTACTACTAGGGATAGTTCCACAAATTAAAGCTGAGAAAGTCACGTTAAACCCCCATTAAGTTAAATGACAAAGCGGGCCAGATGTTGAACACCTGGCCCGCTTTGTTTGCAGGTCGCCACCGACCTATTTTAGAATACCACTACCTACACGTCAGTAGAGGTAAAGGTGTAGGCGACAGCCGGGCCAGTACCCGCATCGACGGACACCGTTGCGACCCTCCCCGAAACAGTGAGCGTGGTCGAAATGGGACCATCCTCGGTGAGCGTCACGTCTGCCCGCTTGAACGCTGCAGTCTCAACGAACGTGTAGGCAGTCGCCCCATCGACAACGTCGATGTGGTTACCGAGAATGTCTACCGCAACGAGCTTACCTGCGGTAGCAGCCACCGAGCCAACGGGCCAGACAGGGAGCACCGGGCCAACAACACCGAGCGTTGCGGTGACGGTGAGACCATCCTTGCGCAGGTTCTCAGGGTCAAGCCACGTAGACGTGGCAGTAACCGTCAGAGACGAGTTAGCCTCGTCCGCACCGACCTGCAGTACCCCTGTCTGCGTGACAGCGGTGCGCGTGGACGCATTGCCACTCACCGACCAACGCACGGCAGTATCACCGTCCGCAGGAGTGGTAACAGCAGTTGCAGCCATGGAGTAGATGAAGCCCCGCTGCACATCGGTCACGGTAGCCCCTTCCGTATCAGAGACGACAATGGCACTCATTGACGTGACCGGACGCGCAATGGTGATCACTTCATCATCAGCCCCGGTATGGAACAGCACCGCAGGAACGAAACGAGACGCTGAGACAATCTCCCAGTGGTGCAGGAAATAGTTGGTTGCACGTGCAAGGGGGTTCCACTGAGACGTGGTCTCAAGCGCGTTGTCAGCGATAACGAAAAAGTCTCTCGTCGTCATGATCGCCTGCGCGCCCGGAATACCGAAATGCTCGGCAGGGATCGGAACGATGCGACCATGCATCTGCGCCTTGTCCACGTTGAACGCTCCCGCGAGAGCTTCAACATCAATCGCAGCGTTGAACTCGGGAGTGACAAAGAGACAAAGATCCTCGGCATTGGCAAACGTCGGCATCCCCGCAACGTTGTACTTGGTAGAGGGGAACTTGACGGTATCCGCCATTGCACGCATCTTGCGCAGTGCAGTACGCGCATCCTGCGCACCGGAACTAATCGCTGCAGCATCAGGCACATTGACGTGATAGAAACCGCCATTGGACTCATACTCGTTGAACAGGGAAACGGTCAACAGGAACTCGTCCCACTGATCAGACGTAGACGGGGTCTGCATGAGCTGACCAACGAACGAGGAAAGCCCTGCAGACTCAAGGAACGCACGCTGCAAAAGATTCTCGTTGACGGTGATCTTGTAGTAATCCTGGCGGTTGATGTGGTGAAAGTTGCTTTCCACATGCGGACGCTCGGTACCAAAGATCGCCTTTTCCATGTACTCCTTATCGGGGTCATAGGTATGCGCCTTGAGCAGTCCAACCTGAATTTCCTCAATGGTGTCCCCGAACTCAAGCAGACCACGCTTGAACTCTGCGAGAGGGTTGGTCCACGAGATGTTGCGCGCGAACACCGTACCGATGCGGTTAACGAGTGCGTCAAGGAACTCGTTGTAAGCGGGTCGGTGCTGATGAAGGGTCTTCATCATGCCCTGCACATTGGCCTTGGTAGCCTCGGGGATGCGACGCTGATAGTCCGTCGATCCCTCGGATCGGATCGCATTGAGAATGGCAATGTTGGTGTCATCCTGAAGCTGCATGATTTCGATAGCCATTTACTTAATCCTTTGGCTTGAACAGTGCATCAATGCCGAACTTGTCGTCAGCATCGTCGGTATCCGGCTCATCCTCATCAGAGTTAGAACCGTTCCCACCGTCAACAGGAGTTTCCATACTCTTATCGAACAGCAGAGACTTGAGACGCGAGATTTCCGAGGCATTAGCCTTTGCAGCTTCCTCATACTCGCCAGACTTGGCAGTCCAACCCTCGGACTCATCCGAGTACGTCTGCGTAATGTCGTCATAAATGGTCTCTGGCAAACCATTCTCGCCAGGGTTACGCAACTGCGCGATAAGATCATCGAGCTTTCCCACGTGAATTCCTTTCCCTATAGTGAGCGACAGCCCCCCACCTCGAAAGGTAGGGGGCTGTCTGTTTCGGATCAACAGTGCTACCTGAGATGAGCTGCTAAGCACACAATACCATGGGGTCGATTCAACGACAGCGTTCCCACAATACCTCTCAGGTATCAATTCTGTTGATCACGCATCGGGGGTCGGTGCGGTGTCCTCGGCGTCGGTGACAGGCTCGGGGACAGGCTCAACAACCTTGAGCTTCTTGGCGGTGACGAAAAACTCTACCGCCTCTCGGACAACCTGAGACTGCGTCTTGTGCGCAGCCCAACGGTAATCCTCAAGTGCAGCCTTGGTACCGGGGGTGACTGCGCCTGCAACGGTTTCGAGCTTTTCGGTGATCTTTGCGCGGGCCATGATGGGTGGCAACCTTTCTAGATTTTGAGTTCAAACGTGGTCGGTAGCAGTACAACACCGCCAGGGACACTTTGGGGCATCAACTTCCCCTCGTACTTCATCCCTGTTAAGTGATGCTCCAATCGTACCACGCGAGCTATGTTGCTTGGCATCCCCGCAATGTGAGTCTCAAGGCAGGGACCAACGTGTTTTTCCTCGCAGTGGCACTCTCCAACAACTTCCTCGGTGTAGCACTTGGCGCGCGTGAAAATTGCGTGAGTGAAATCAGACTCATGTTTCCACGCGCCAAGGTCGGTGGGATGCACTCTCAGGCTCTCAGGATCGCCTGTACCGAGCAGATGGAGAGAGTCGGTGTCCGCGTACAGGAACTCTGCATAGTGAGCCTGTGCAGCCCTGATCGTCACGTCACGCGCGTAGGCAGTGATAAACGCTCCCATGGCGGTATACACAGGATCGCGCGTCTCAGGTTCGCCCACGACGTACTTGACCACGTCGTTTTCCTGCATGACTGGAACTTTTCCGGTCACATCAGGATTGGTGGCAAACTTGCCATAGAGAGCGTTTAGGTGGAGTTTGGCAATGGCTCTAAGTCCCCCGGTGTTCTCTGCCTTGACTTTCATCCATTTTGAAATGTATTGGGCGAACACTCCTGATGCACCATGAAATGCCCAACCGCCGTGGAACTCTAGAATCTCTAAATCGTACTGATCCTCCCACAACGCAAGATCAACATTGGTGCATGACATAGTGATTGGTTCGGTAATGTTCTCCTGATAGAGAGCCCCTGCGAAAAAGTTTGATCCCTTAATCTGGATACAGGGAATGTGATTGGGTTTCAACTTGGCGGTAAACGTCAAGCTAACAATATACAACGGATACCCTGGCAAATCTTCCGGGTCATACGTAAACGGAATCGGCAGACCATAAGGCAAGAGTCGATCAAACATGACAGACGGATACAACGAGTTAACGTCAAACACTCTGCCCGCACCGACAATCTTTCCCTGCGTCCGCTTATCCGCATACGTGAAACCGCCTCGATATGCCCTGCGTATCTCGGCGTCGATGGGGCCTGACAGGATCGGAAACAACCGATCAAACAACTTTTTACCTGTCAGTTCCTTGAACTCTGCCAGAGAGTCAGCCCCGACAGTAAGTTTCTTCATCCCCTCGTCTATCTGAATTTTGAGAGCTTCCGCAACGATCATTACGTCCCTCTCCAAATAGTCTCGTTCCTCGGGGGTGATTTCCCAACCAACAGGACGAGTCAGATGGTAGTCAATCTCTCCCTTGGATATATCAAGGTTGAACGCATGAGCTACGTTTTTCACTGACATAGGAATTTTCTTCATCGAGTCACGGAATTCTGTCTGTCTCCCGTTGTGCCAATGAACCTTGATCGAGTAGAACTGACCCATACCACTAATCAGCGTACTAAACCGACTGACCCTGACAGTTTTGTTAGTTGTGTGAGTGTAGCGATTTCGCAGCAACCAATCAATGATGAATTTACCGTCAAACTTGAGATTATGAAAATAAACGATCTTGTCAGAGTCCGAGACCATGGCAACAAAGGATGACATATCCTTGTCGATTATCACGTTCTCGATATCTTCAAGATCAGTCATCCCCCAAGCCCACACTCGGCAGTCCAACGGATCGGTTGTCGTCTCAAAATCGCTAACCCAAATCGAGCGTTTTAATCCACTCAATGAGCGCATGCGAGTCCTCTACAGCATCGTCAGCAGTTGTGTTGTGCCACGCCTCATCTTCCGCTGATAACATTTTCTGCACATTTTCATAATTCATCGAGTATGCAGTTGCAAATCCGGTGTAGTTCCAAAGCACGTTGAACTGATTGTTAGTCAACGTGTCAACAAGACGCAGTAGTCTTGTCTCGTTGATGACTGATGCCATTTTCCGCATGTTGTCCCTATCGCGGTTAATACGGCTACCAATCCAATCTGGCTTCAACCGATTAAGCATTGTCTCAGCTTGAATCTTGGCCCCCTTATCCCCCATCAATCCGCGCGCTGACCTTGCCACTTCATCAAACGGTCGGTTCGTCGCCATGTTGTTACCCATACGCGAAGGCTTAGCCAACATAGCGATACGCTCACCGATGGTCTGATTGAACCGAGGGATGAAGATTTTTTCAATCTTGGCGAACTCTGCGCGGTTCCGCTTGGACACCGCACGCTGCGCCGTTTGGAACTCATCCCAATACTTTTTCGTGACCACTGACCCGCGCGCACCGCGTAAATACTGATTGTCCCTCGCAGTGAAACCCTCAAGTTTGTTGATGTAGCTTTTGAGCTGCGCGGTGTTGTAATGCTTGATCTTGGCGAGCTCCCTGCGCGGGTCATACTTGGTCGCGGTCAGCTCAACTTCATTTTTGCGTCTCAGTCTTGAAACCTTTTTGGTCACTGCAATGTGACGTTTGCGGGCCAGGTCTCTGAGTTCCTGCAGGCTTTCATTTTGCATGAGACGCAAAGAGGGGCTACCCGTAGGTAGCCCCTCTCCCTCGTTTCTCTAGGTGTGGATCAGACCATCTTCATCGTGAAAAACTTGTAGCCCCCGCGAGACTTCTGCTCAACGACGCTGATCGCTACCGGCTGCGGCCACTCGGACGGCTGACCGAGAATCCCAAACACGTTTTCAAGGCTGCGCATGATGCCGTTGGACATAGCAGCGTAGGCGGTACCGTCAGCGTCGATCAGGATGGTGCGCGGGACGGTGACAAGCTCCCCGGTCTTCTCGTCGTTCATCTCCACCGCCTGCACAATCACGTTCTGCAGGTTGATGATTTCGCCCAGGTGATCGTCAAGCGGGACGGTGTCCGTCAGAGCCTTGAGCACTGCGAGCTTGTCAGCGTGCGACTCCACCTTGAACGACGAGTAGAGGGAAACCTCGCCGTTGTTCAGGGCTGCGATGATGCTGCGCGGGTCGGACCTGACGGACACCGCAACGTCAGTGCCAACCTCGCCGTCTGCGAGGGGATTGGCGGTGTTGGAAGTGTTCTCGGACATGAGGGTAAATCCTCTCGGTGGCAACTCAGGAATGAATCTTGATCGTACCATGCGGTTTAGGTACCGCCCGCATAGTCCGTTTTGGAACTATGCGGGCGGTTATGCCCAATAACGTACTTTTACTGTCGATCCTTTTTAATGCTACTCGCCATTTTCGCAAACGGTGAGACGTTGTGGACGGTAGGTACCGAACTGTGACCTGCGCGCGCACTCTTGACCCCACCCTGCGCAGCCTTTTCGAGTTCCTCGGTGCTACGGGTCAGCAGATGCGAAAACGGCTGATCAGCGCACACGTGGCGGTGGCGGTTGGACTCGGACGTAGCAAGATCATTGATCATTTCATCCCCCAAAAAGCGTTACATTTCATTTGCCAAACCTCACGTGTCATCTTCATGGTGAAAAGTGACCCTCTCGCAGTACGGTACGTTCCCTCCCCGTTCTCATAACTTCCCACACACTCACTGTCGGTGTTCAACCAACCGTCAACAGTGGTCAGGAGAGCTTTGGCGGTACCGTGCGCAGCCTCAACGAACCGCAAGCACTCAACAGGGCCACGTGTCAGACAGCCCTGCGCGCGGGACTCTGCCAGATTCACGAGGGGATCGCCTCAATCCGACCAATGGGCTTGGAATGAGAAAAATTCCGGTAGGCCCACGACACTTGCCCTTCCGGCTCAACCGCAACACCGGGACCGAACAACTCCGCAATAAGATCAGCTCGAATCACTGCGTTGAACTCGCGGGTATCAACATCGGTAATCGTTGCA